CCCCCCCCCCCCCCCCCCCCCACAAAAAAAAAAAAAAAAAAAACCCTCCCCCCCCCCGCCATACCAAGTGGTACAACGGGTGGTACAACAATCAGCCCAAAGAGTCGTAGAAACCCCTCTCATTGAAGATCTCCTTGACCCGAATCGCCCTCGAAATGGCCTGATCGATGGGTGACCGGCTCTTCAGGTAGTAGTAGTTCAGGACTGAATAAGGAGTGTTCAGCCTGTCGATTCGCCCCTCGCACTGCTCCATGACCTTCCACGAGTAGTTCTGGGAGAAGAATATCATGGTGTCGCAGGTGGTGCAGTTCCATGCCTCGGCCCCCGCGGTGTACTGCACTAGATACACCCAACGAGGACCCTCCGGCAGGGGATCATGCTTGTGACCATTGTACTCGGCGATCGGAACCCCGAGAATATCCCCCAGCGACCGCAGCATGAAGAGCTCGTAGTCGAAATTGTAGAAGACGATGACACGAGGATGGACCTCGCACAGCCCTCGCACAGCCTCAAGTCTCACAGGATCCTCATTCGTCACTCTTCTCAAGACATGACAGAGGCCTCCGGCGTTCTTGATGGGCTCTTCCTTGTACGGATCGAAGCGGTACTTCAATATGGTCTTGTACGGCCCCTCCTCGTAAGGAACCGGGACGTCCGTCCGCTTCTTGACCGTCTTCTTGACGAATGGCATGTCCACGAGGATCTTATTCCTCAACCGAAGCAGCTTCCCCTGCCCAAGATATCGCTCAAGACGCGGATAGCCGGCGCGATAGTTGAACTGGCAGTGCTCTCTCTCGAACTGGGTGCGGTTCTTGAAGAAGCCGTTGGCTATGAATACAGGGCAGTAGTCCAGCCAATTATCCCCGGGAGTGCCCGACAGCATGATCCACTCGTTGTTCCTGGCCATCTTCACGAATGTCTTCGCCCACTTGCCGTTCCCGATGGCTCTCTGCTCATCGAATATGATGAAGGAGTCACGGATGTTGCAGTAGTTGCTGATGTTATTCCAGGAATCAACCGTTGTGTAGTGCGTGAGCCCGTACATGGCCACATCCCCCTGCCAGTCGAGGTCGTCCCTCTTCCGAGCGGTGGTGATTATGACCAGACGGGGCCCCTCGGCAAGCCTACGACCCAGGTCGGCCGGATGTCGCACCCCCAGCACTCTCTCGACGTAGTACTGGAGGGCGACAACCGACTTCCCCGAGCCTGGCTTCCCAGTCAATATACAGCCATTTCCCAGGTTTCTCACAGCTTCGACCTGGTGAGGCCACAGATCAACCGGGCCCAAGGCTCAGGACCTCAGTGTCTGGATATAGACGAATGGAGCCGAGATGGTGACGTATTCGACCGAGAGCTCGTCGTAGATGATCTCATCCGTAATGCAGTCCCGGATGGACACCACGGTTCCTCCGTTCGTACGCATCGTCCAGATATCGTAGTGACCCTCGGCGTCGAAGATGCGCTCCTCGCCGCGAAGGACGGTCAGAATAATGGGATCAGCAGGTGTCATGAGTTCTTCTTCGTGAAGATGAGAGCGTCCTTACCGTATCCCGGATATGAGAATCGAGTCTTCTTGAAGTTCCACTCGGCTCCGTCGATGACCTGAGTCTCCATGGCGTTCGTGAATATGTAGTACTTCCCGTCAACTACCTCATAGCCGAAGGCCTCGAAGACATCAGTCCGTTCTTTAGAAATCTCCCGGATCACCTCGATGATCTTCGGCTGTCGCTTGCGGAAATAGAGTGTCTGCCACTCGCTGTTCTCTGAGACTTCCTTCTTCTTGATCTCCCAGTACTGAAGATCCAGACGGTAATCCTCCATGTCATACGTATTGACACGAGGGCCTCCTGCGAGGAGTCGATTGCCATCTCGAACGTCAATCCAATACTGTCTCGGAGTGTATCGATATACGAAGTCTCCGTAGTCGACCACCATGGTAGTTGCGATACCCATATCAGCTCTCCTTCTGCTTCGGCACGAAATAAATGGTTGTCAGGTGATTGACGTCATCCCGCTGCTCCCACTCGAGAGCACGGAACTTCATGACCCGCCCATCCTCAAGACGGAAATGCCACACGGTCCATCCCGTGTCCGGTTCGTACTCAGCCCACCGCTCGGTGAACTCCGCCTGTTGAACCTCGGTCCCGTACTCCCAGATCAGGATATACGGATCATGCCCGTCGTTGTGGGGACTCTTGTACTCGCTCACCACAGAACTCCTTGGTAGATATGCTCCCACTGGCGTCTCTTGGCGTCCCACGCCCGCTTCATCGTGTCGCTGTGGGACTCCACGAAGAGATTTGAGAGCCTGTTGTCGGTCCGGTCGCCATTCATATGCGCAACCCTCTGCAAGGGCCCCAGAGGGCCGTTGAAGGCCTCCCAGACCATCTTCTGGACGTACTTCGTCCGTCTAATCCCACGATCCCAGATCGTGATCTGAACGTACCCGTTCGGTCTACGATATGAGGCCAGGATCTGACCGGTGGATATGCGCCGAACCCTTCCGAGGTCGCTCACCTCGATGTCGTCGACGACCGAGTCCCGGAATGTCTCACAGGACGACTCGGCAGTGCTGCGGAATACCACTCTCGACCGCTCCTTTCACTCCATCCTTCATGTTGATATAGTAGTCGATCGGCATGAATCCGTTCTCGTCCGGGTCCCACCTGCTCCTACGAGGTTTCTTGACCTGCTCCGCTTTCTTCCTCAGCTCGAGGTTGTCCAGGGAGCAGTTCTCCTTGTCCTCATTCTTGTAGCCGATATAGTGGCCGCCCGGGATCTCGCCGTTGAACGCCTCCCAGACGACCGTATTGAGCAGCATGGTTCGAGTCTGACCCCCTGCTCGGAACGAGACGACCATCTGACCACGATCCTCGCGGAATCGAGTGGTGATCCTGTGGTTGGTGGTGAAATTGATGACCTCCGCGTTCCTACTGACGCCGAAAACAGGCCATCTCTTGATCGGGACGAACTCCTCCCTCAGGTCCACCAACTCGAGGTTGTCCAGGGAGCAGTTCCAGTCGTCCCCGTCGATATGGCGCAGCTCGTGCTGATACGGGATCTCCGTGTGATTGAAGTGCTCCCAGATGAGCTCATCCAGCAAACGCATCTGGATCCTGCGGTCGACGAAGAAATGGATGCAGGGCTCCCCGAAGCGGGACTCGTCGACAGGGACGTCCTTCTTCTTCCTCTTGGACCAGATGCGACCCTCGCGGAAGTACGTGTAGGACTTGGTGGATGGTACGGCTTTGCTCACTTCAGGTCCTCCAGAATATCGACGAGCTCTCCGAAGCTGCTCGCCACACCGATGATGTCGTGGTCCTTGCGGATGATCCAGCTGGATACCAGCTTCTCTACCGTGAATGCCTTCATGCCCGGTCGACCCTCACAACGATCTCGTCGTCCGTCCACTTCTCGCAGACGAACATGAACAGTGGCAGATATGTCAGGTTGTCGTCCAGCTCCGTGACGACCATCGCCGCGTTGGGGTCCTGGTCGGCGATATCTCCCTCGTAGCCGAATGCCTTGATCTTCCTCTTGACCTCACGACCGTCCTCGAGGATGAGTGTGAATGTCATCGTTCGCTCCTTCTCACAAGTACAATACCGAAAAACAGGACCTCAGTCCTTCTGACGAACCGTGATGGTCCGGTTCTCCTCGTTGACGTCGAAGTCGCACATCCGAGCCGGCAGATATGACTGGGATCCGTACCCGTTGTCCACGAGGAGATCCCCGTTGTCTTGCCAGTCGACTGAGCCCTTGAGCTCCCAGTGGCCGTTGCTGGGCCAGGCGTGGACCAGGACGTTCCACTCCTTGGGCTGGATCCTCTGGGCGACCAGGGTCTCGTTCTCGATGACGTCGAATATGCAGTCGGTCGACTTCATGACGACCTCGCAGACGCCAAGATCGTTGGGCTCAACTCGGACCAGCCAGGTCTCCTCTTCGCCCTTCTCGGTGTGGACCGTCTCGTTGATGTCGAATATGTAGGTGCGCTCTCCGGATAGGCGCAGGTAGAGCCTCTTGAGCATTGTTCGTTCACTTCTCAAGATAGTGGAGGGCCCCAGGTCTCCCCAGGGCCCTCCGTGGATATGGTTGTCAGAGGATGTCGTCGTACTGAGCGAAGAAATCGTCCCTATGAAGAACCTCGATGGTGCCGGAGCTCTTCCTGACGATCCAGTCACCCAGACCGAACAGCGGATATGCGTTCCCGCAGTCCCTGCTGATCCACTGTTTGACCGCCTCCTTGTTCTTCTCGGTGATGAGTACGGCCTCGAAGATACCGGGACGCGGCCTGACCAGCCGGACCTTGAACTCCGATTCGTCCATCAGAACGGAACCTCCTCGTCATCTTCCTCTTCGGCGTACATGGCCTCGAGCTCATCCTCCACGATGGTGAAGAAGCCCTTGTCCAGATATGCCGAGCAGAACTCCACCCCGGCACGAGTGCGCCCGTGGTAGGGACGGATGGCGATATCGGCCCGCTCGAGGTCGGCGAAATCGAGGGCCCCGACCGTCTGCTCGTTCAGCAGGGTACGGGTCTTGCCCAGGATGGAGACGAGCTTGGGCGGACGGCCTCCGAAGTTGACCTTGACCTTGATGAAGGGCAGGGGTTCCTCCGTCTCGTCGCGGGGCTTCAGGGTCTTGGTGTTGAATCCCTCCCGCTGGAAGTCCTCGACGGCGTCGTCCGGGATGATGACGCAGAAGGTGCGGGCGGAATTGCCGAATCGGTCCTGGACTCCCGCGAAATTACGGAAGAGGAGCTTGGCGTTCTTGATGGTGTAGGTGTTCGATGGCATTGTTCGTTCCTCTCAATCGGATAGTAGACTTGGGTGAGTACCTGATCGACAATATGAGGCGGCGAGTAGAGTCTGTACCTCCTATCGCACGTGCTGCCAGTCATGCTTGGTGTAGTGGTTCTTGGCCCTGTCCTTCAGAACCCCGGCCTTCTCGAGGAGGAACTCGAGGTAGTCCAGGTGCTGAGATATCTGGTTGGTCATGTCGTCGATCTCGTAGAACTGATCGAGAATGGCTCGACTCTGCTCCTCCGGAATGGGCTTGGGTCGCAGCATCAGTTACTCCTCTCGATCATGACAATACGGCGCTCCTCGAGCTTCTTCAGCAACCAGCGGGCGTCGAGCTCGGATGCGACGATATCGTACATCCCGTTAAACCACTCGACCTGCTCTGGGGTGAGGAAGTCGTCGAAGTCCTCACGGAACATGTCGAGCTCGTACTGGAGTGAGGTCAATCCCTCGTCGTCGAAGTCCTTGAGCTGCTCCTCAAGGCTGTCCAGCATCAAGACCGCGCCGGACTTGCTCCGGTAGATGACCTTGAGAAATGGGTACTGCTCCGGCTCAGACTTCTCCTCGATGACGATGGTGTCGCTCCCGAGCTTGTACCGGTACTCATACTTCGACTTGTCATAGATCGCATAGGGCTCCTTCACGGGATATGCGACCATCCGAGCACCCATGGCGTAATTGACGTGATGAATGTCCTCGACGAAGTAGAGCCAGTACTCATCATCCGTGTCGAGGAGATACCACCCGGAGACCTTATAGGTCTTCCGCTCAGCCTCCTCGCCATTCGGCAGGATAACCCGGGAGGCAACGGCGGCCGCCCAGAAGGCCTTACCGTCCTCGACATCCTTCTCGCAGATCATCTCAGTTCTCCTTCGGGACGTCGTTCTCGGAAATGACGTCGACGTTGGTGATCCCGACGATGAGCCCTGCCTGCACGAGGCAGTGGACGAGATCCCGCTCGTCAAGCTCGGTGCGGCAGATATCGATGAGGCCCTTGACCTCATCGTGCTTCCTGGGACCATGGCTGCTGTCGGCGCACTTCTCGAGCTTCTTGATCAGGTCCTCGATCTCCTCGGCGTCCAGGCCCTCCAGGGTGCGCTTGTGACGGGGGAGGCGACCGGTGACCTTCTCGGGGATCGACAGGTCGGAGAAGAGGTGCTCGCTGGTGTGGTACGTCTCCACGGGCTCCTCGATGGGCAGGCCGAGAGCCTTGGCGATGATCCGCCAACGCGGCACGTCGTCCCAGTCGACGAAGGTGACCGCCGTGCCGGAGTTGCCGGCTCGGCCGGTGCGCCCGATGCGGTGGACGTAGATCTTCTCGTCCTCGGGGCACTGGTAGTTGATGACATGGGTGACGTCGTCGACGTCGATGCCCCGGGCGGCCACGTCGGTGGCCACCAGCACGTCCACCTTGTTGTTGCGGAAGGCGCGCAGGGCCTGCTCGCGGGCCCCCTGGCCGAGGTCGCCGTGCAGGGCCCCGGTGGCGAAACCGCGGGCGCGCAGGTCGTCAGCCACCCGGGCCGCCGTGCGCTTGGTGCGCGCGAAGATGATGGTGCGTCCGCGTCCCTCGGCCTGGAGGATCCGGGAGACGACCTCCACCTTGTTCATCGAGTGGGTGCGGTAGACGACCTGCTGGACTGTCTGGACGGTCATGCCCTCGTCGCCCGGGTCCTGGGCGCGGATGTGGGTGGGGCGGGTCATGTAGCGGCGTGCCAGGGCGACCACTGCCCCGGGCATGGTGGCGCTGAAGAGCATCGTGTGCCGGTCGGCGCGGGTGCGGGCCAGGATCTTCTCCACGTCGGGCAGGAAGCCCAGGTCCAGCATCTCGTCGGCCTCGTCCAGGACGACGGTGGTGACGTGAGCCAGGTCCAGCACACCGCGCTCCATGAGGTCGATGAGGCGGCCGGGCGTGCCCACGACGACCTCGGCTCCCCGCTCGAGGTCCTCGATCTGGGGCTCGTAGGCGCGCCCGCCGTAGACCTGGACGATGCGCACGGTGCGTTTGGCGGCAGCCGTGGACAGCTCCTCGGCGACCTGCTTGGCCAGCTCACGGGTGGGCAGGATGACCAGGGCCTGGGGGCTGCCGGAGGCGGGATCCTCGTCCCAGCCCTCCTCCCCGGGACCCAGGGTGTCCATGAGCAGGGGGATGCCGAAGCCCAGGGTCTTGCCGGTGCCGGTCTTGGCCTGACCGATGATGTCCTGACCCTCCAGGGCCACTGGCAGGGTGAGGGCCTGAATGGGGAAGGGGTGGGTGATGCCCTTGGCGTCCAGGGCCTCGCAGATCTCCGGCTCGACGCCGAAGTCGGCGAAGGTCTTGCGGCTCAGGTCGGTCTGGTCGCCCTCGTCGGTGATGTCAGGAGTGGCCTCGTCCAGGACGGGGGCGTGGGCGCCGGCCGTCTCGATGATCCCGGACGGGGCGGTCGTGGCGCCGGCAGCGGCGTCGGCACCCTCGATGGTGGTCTGGTCGTCTGTGGAGTTGTGGTCGGGCTCGACGGCGTCGGCCCCGTGCTGCTCGTTGCTCACGAGGTTCCTTAGTCTTCTGATCAGGTTGTTCCGGTCCGGCGTATCCGTCGCTCGCGCGTACAGCTCTAGGGCGCGCTGCGTGGGTGTTGGCGCCGTCGGGGTGGCAGCCGATCGCGAGTCATATCTGAGTCCATCTGACGACCGGGCAACCGTGGACGCCGTCAGCGTAGCGGGAAAACATGATGATGGCCTGTCTGGATGGGGAGGTGCGCCGTCGGCGTGGTCGATGTCACGGCTGTGCTTCACGCACGGCAAGACCTGGATACGATGGTGGCCATGTCCCAGATGTCGACTCCGTCACCTCAGCCCAGCGCCTCCACCCCGATGCAGGTCGGTCCTCACGAGCTGTCCGTCGTCGGCGTTGTCGCGATCTCCCGGACGGCGGCCTGCACCCGCTACGCCAAGGATGCCGACCGGGCTCCGCGGATGACGGCCCGGGTCGACCTGCTGCGCATGAGCGCCTGGGAGGTCGCCTCCTTCGACCGGGTCGTGGAGTTGGCCGCGACCCACGGCATCGACGCCCTGGGGGCGGCCGAGCGCTTCACCGACGTGCTGGGTGACTTCGACGAGCGGCTGCGGCCACTGGACTGGGCCGAGCGCCTGCTCAAGACCTACATCACCTTCGGGCTGCTCATCGACTTCGGGATGGCGCTGAGCGAGTCGTTGGAGGATCCCTTGCGCAGAGGGCTCGTCCACGAGCTCAGCCAGGACCCGATCAGCACCTACGCCATCGCCGAGCTGGAGGAGGTCGTAGCGGCCGGCCGCCAGGGCGGCAGCGGCATCACCGCTTATTTCAGCTTTGGCGTGAAGGGCTGGACGACGCCTGCCGACCTTGCCGCGCAACTGCCCGGCAAAATCCCCGGCGCACTGGGGCTGTACCTCTTGCTCGCCGCCGTCCTCGGCACGGGCGCGCGCAGCCTTGGCTACCCTGTGCAGCGTTATCTCGCGGGCTTCACCGTGCTGTATTTGCTTGCCATCGCCGTCCTTATCGTGCTGATTATCGGTTATGTGCCCTCTCGACAACCTGATAACAATAAGCGCTTCGATCTGTGGGGACAGGTCACCTCAATCCTCGGCCTATCCGCGATCACTTATCTTGTCATCACATGGGGAGAACGTGGATGGAACTCCTTGTATATCGCCTGGCTCATCGGCGGAATAATGCTGGTCTTATGTTTCTTCATCATTGAATCAGCAACGCCCGACCCCATGCTTCCACTGGCGCTCTTTAAGGAAAGAAGATTCAGAATCGCGTTGTTCGTCGGCTTTTGCCTTAACTTCAGCTTCTTTGGTCAACTTTTCGTG